CGTGTTGTGGGGCTTGGGCATGTCAGTGCGCCGTCAAGCGCTCCTGATTGTGCGGAGCTCAAGTACCGCATCACGGGTTTACCGCCACCCCGTCCAAATGTCAGGATGATGCACCCTTTCATTAGCAGCAATTTCACTGTTCACTCTGCGTCCATAGTGAACGTGATAAAGGGAATAAAGGAACGGCTGCTTTTCCAATCCAAGACTGGGCCTGGCTGGGCTCCACCTCCCCAGCCAATACCATATGATTCCATTCGGGCGCGTTTGCGTCGCCAGTTCAGAGCCATCACTGAGTCCATCGGACCATGCCAGAAGGTGTCCAAGCCACAGTTTGTGGCCTCGAGACGAACTGGTAGGCTTCGTAAGACTTATGGGATGGCCCTGGAATCATTGCGCACGGAACCTCTTAGTCGGGTAGACGCTGAGACATCAGCGTTCGTCAAGGCTGAGAACGTCAATGTGTCTTCCAAGTCTGATCCTGCGCCCAGGATCATCAATCCTCGTAATCCTCGGTACAATATACACGTGGGGTGTTATTTGTACAACCTTGAGCACAGGGCGTACGCAGCTCTTGGTGATCTATTTGGTCACCCAACGGTTGCTAAGGGTGTTACACTAGATGAGGTCGCTTCTCTAATGAATGAGAAGTGGCATATGTTTGGTGACCCAGTTGCTCTTGGAATTGATGCCCACCGGTTTGACCAGCATGTCAGTCCCGAAATGCTCAAGTGGGAACATTCAATCTACAAGAAATCTTACCCTCACAGTCGTGAGTTGCGTGAGCTGCTGGGTTGGCAACTCACCAATTATGGCAAAGTCAGATGCAAGGATGGAAGTTGCTCCTTCAAGGTTGAGGGTCGCCGGATGAGCGGTGACATGAATACAGCCCTTGGCAACTGCATTCTTTCATGTGCCTTGGTCAAGCAGTTGTTTGATGAGCTTGGTATCAATGGCCAGCTCATGAACAACGGCGACGATTGTGTTCTTTTCTTTGACAGGTGCCATCTCACAGCCGTTCAGGCCAAGATCCCGGGGTTTTTCCGGGATTTTGGGTTCACAATGGAGGTCGAGAGGCCCTGTGATGCATTTGAACAGATAGAATTCTGTCAGATGCATCCTGTTTACGACGGGCAAAGATGGCGCATGGTGCGCAACCCCAGCGTTTGTCTGGATAAGGACTTGAGTTCTTATTCTGACAAGGTTGACAAACGCACCTATTGTCGTTGGGCTTCAGCGGTAGCCATGGGGGGATCCATGATCATGGGTGGTATACCCATTTTAGATCAGTGGTATTCCACCATTGGAGACTCATTTGGTTATGGTTCACTGGCCGACCTTGATCGTCGTTCGTGGATCATGGAATTTAATGAGGTCGACCACCGTGATTCCGTCATTACTCCCGAGTGCCGAGAGTCGTTCTTTCGGGCGTTTGGGATTTCACCACGTGACCAAATAGTTTTGGAACATGAGCTTAGGGCCTTGCGGTTATCTGTGGACACCGAGGTATCCCAGAGTAGAGATATAGTCAAACCAGTTTTTAGATATTACTTCCTAGGCAAAGACAGTGCTTTCCCATTTCCATCCGACGTACTGTTTTCCAACATACCCAC